TAAACGTAGCAGAATATTTAAAGGAGAGAGTATGACGCAAGATATATTAGGCACGGCAGAGATTGGACAATGGCTTGGAGTCACAAGACAAGAAGTAGCCCAATGGAAGTTTCAAGGTAAATTACCTAAGCCTGACCACCAATTAAAAGCAACTCCAGTATGGAATAAGAAAACCTTACTAGATTGGCGAGAAGATAACGAATGGGTCGAAGATAGAGTTAATTCAAGTAAGGAGTTAGTAAATGGATAACAAAGATAAATTAATTGTACGACAAGTAGCAATCAAATCAGCAATAGAATTAGCAAGTAGTGGTTACCCTACACTTAGTTCTAATGATGAGATATTTAAGTTTGCACAAGACATAGAAGATTGGGTTTTCAATCCGTTTGCTCAATCTACTAATTCTGTTGTTAGTACACCTGCCACGCAACCAAGCCAACAAAATGTGTCGTCACATAGCCCAGTTGGTCAAGTAGAGCTTAAATGTCCTGCTTGTGCGTCTAAGGTGTACGACAACAGAGTTGATAAGAAGTCAGACAAAAGTCCTAACTTCAAATGTGGTAATAAACAATGTACGGCAGGTAACAATGGTTTCCCTTTTGCTAGTTGGTCAGACGAGCCACCAATAGAATGTCTGCCTAATCATCAAGAGCCAAGTGTTCCAATAGCAAAGTCATTAGACAAGCTAGAGGACAATGTATCTCCCTTTTGATACGTACTGGTCTAAGTGAGTCCTAGACGCATAGGACTCACAAAGACTTATAATCTAAACAAAGAAACGGAGAAGAATGAAAATAGAAGCAGATAATTATTTTGCAATAATACCTGAGTGGATATTAGACGCAGACATAAGCCCAAGAGCAAAGAATCTATATTGTATCTTGTGGACTTATGCAGATAGAAAAGACAACTCTTGTTTTCCAAGTGTAACCACTTTGTCAAAGCGAGTAGGTGTTAGTCGAGCCAATACACACAAGCTCATCAATGAGCTACTGGACTTGGGTGCTATTACAAAACAAAATCGAGTGAAGGATAATGTAAAGCAAACTAATCTATATTTTTTGATTACAAGCAAACCTAGTGTTGTAGATGATACCACTACATCTAGTAGTATCGTAGATGATACGAGGGGTAGTACTGCTGACGATACAAGGGTAGTATCGGAGACAATACATAGAACTATAACCAATGAACTAAAACCAATAGAACAAGAATATGTGGACGAGCCACAAGTAAAGAAGATTGATGAAGATGTACTTAAACAACGCAAGTCACTCTACCGAGTCTTTGTTGATGAACTTGGATATGAGCCAAGAAGTCAAATGGAGAAGTCAGGTTGGTTTAAAGTCTGTAAGGAGTTAGCTGAGGTTGGTGTCACAACTGATATGCTTAAAGGCTCAATCCTCGCCTACAAGAAACATTGGAACAACATAGACATCACGCCATACGCAATCAACAAATGGTTTGGTAAGTTTGAAGCTCTTGGAAAAGATGAGATACGCAAGAAACAATTGGTTGAGAATCCTATTTTAATATGCGAGGAGAAGGGTCATCACTTCATAGACCATAACTTCTTCTTGTACTGTATTGTGTGCAAATTAGAGCAGAAAAAGTAGATTTTTTAAAAAAAACTTAAAAGTACACTATATGTTGTGGTTTTTATCTGATATTTCTTATAAATATGTTTGTTCTAATCTAAGATTATGTATAATAAGAGTATGAATGAAACAAAAAAAATCGAATCTCAAATCTCAACAAAAGGTTTAGATTCTGAAATGGAGAAAAAAATGACACAAAGAGAAATTGACACAAAGCTAAAAGGACTTGACTCAAGTACTGCACACGAGATGAAGTTTGCTTTTGAACTGTTAGAAGCATTTGGAATCGACTTTGCAAAAGACGGAGAAAAAGTTTTAAAAGCTACTAAAAAACTAAAATACGAATATTAAAAAAACAAATTTAAACCCACCTGCTTCGGTAGGTGGGTTTTTTTTATGCCTTTATTTTTTAAAATTGGCTTTGCTAGTATGGTTAGATAATGCCAAAAGAAACACTCGCATATAATGACGACTTAGTACAAGCTCTTTGCGATTCAATCGCAACAGGAATGTATGTTAACCTCGCTTGCCAATCAGTAGGCATAGGCACATCAACACTTCACGAATGGAAGAAAAAAGGTCAGCAAGGCATAACACCTTATGACAAAGTTTGGAAAAGAATACAGATTGCAGAAGCCAAAGCTATTGAGAGAAGGATTAGAAGAATAGAAGAAGCAGGGGAGAGTGGCTCTTGGCAGGCAGACGCTTGGTACTTAGAGAGAAGATACCCACACTTGTTTGGTAAAAGAGATACAGTTGCTATTGAAAATCAAGATAGTCAAGAAGTGAGACTACGTTGGGCAGACGGTAACTTACTAGACAAAGCTCAAGAAGAAGAATTTGTAGAAGGCGAAGTCATAGAGCCAAAAGGATTAGACAATGGAGAATGAAGATATTAACCAATTGTTTGCTGAGATTATAGAATTTAATAATCTTTACATTGACGCATTAGAAATTAATAAAGATTTAGATGACCCAATTCTTGATGAGTTGGTTGATTTTGAAATACCTGCCGTAGTATTTATTCCAATGATTACAGATATGGGATTGATGTATAGTTCACTTCCAATATCATCAAAAGCATTGGAAACATTTATTACTTGGTTTAAAGCTCAGGAGTAATATGCAATCATCTTTAGATAGTGATGTCTTATCAGGCTTAGATATTCAGTTGCCACCTTTACACTCAGCACAAATGGAAGTTGTAAAGAATATGAAAAGGTTTACTGTTCTATCAGCAGGAAGGCGTTGGGGTAAGACCAAACTTGGTGTTTGGCTTTGTCTTAAATACGCTTGGGAAGGCAAGAGAGCTTGGTGGATTGCACCTTCTTACTCAATGACAAACGAAGCGTGGGCAGATTTACGAAGTATTGGTATCGAATATGGTATTAGAGTAAAAGAAGCAGAGCGAACAATCGTAACTGCAACTGGTGGCTCAGTACAAGTAAGGTCAGCAGATGACCCTATGAAACTCAGAGGTGCAGGTCTTGACTTTGTTGTTTTAGACGAGTGTGCATTTATGAAGCCACAAACTTGGGCAGAAGTTATCCGACCTGCCTTAACAGAGAAAAAAGGTAGTGCATTTTTTATAAGCACGCCAAAAGGATATAACTTTTTTGAGAAATTGTACTCAGAAGCAAATGTGCTTGATGATTGGGTCAGATTTACATATCCTACAATAACAAACCCAATTATTGACCCTGCCGAGTTAGAAATGGCAAAACAAGAGATAGGAAGTTTTTTATACGCTCAAGAGTACGAAGCTCAATTTATAGAAGCAAGTGGTGGTTTATTTAAAGCCGATTGGTTTGACCATTACAAAACAGAACAAAGAATAGGAATTGACGAGGAAAAAAATGAAAATACAGAAATTATTTATAAATATAAGGACAAAGAGTGCAGGCTTGAGGATTGCCGTAGATATGCAACTGTTGACCTTGCAACATCAACTAAACAAAGTGCTGACTTCACAGTTATTACTTCGGTGGCAATCACACCTGAAGGCAAGATTCTCATACTGGACATTGACAGACGAAGATTGGAAGCACCTGATTTATTGCCCTTACTACAAAGAAAAGTGGAACAGTTTGACTTGGCGTATGTGGGGATTGAGCGAGCAGGTTACCAGTTGGCGTTTATTCAAATGGCTAAGAGAGAAGGATTAATAGTAAAGTCGCTTAAAGCAGATAGAGATAAGGTATCAAGAGCTTATCCATTGATTGCAAGAATGGAAGCAGGAGACATCTTTTTTCCAAAGAACTCAACGTGGTTTGCTGACGTACAAACAGAGTTGCTAAGGTTTCCTGAAGCAGAGCATGACGATATAGTTGACTCTTTGGCATACGCAGTAATAGAATCAAAAGTACGGAAAAGTATAAAAGTTTTGTAATTTAAGTTAAGATATAAGAGCATAGAGTAGTAATGCCGATAAGGGTTGCGTCCATTACTACTCAAATGCTCACAATGAAGGATAGATATGGCAGAGAGAAGAAGTTTCAGAGAAGTTGTCTTTGGAAAAACACCTGAAGTAAAAAGAACAACAGGATTTAATTTCTTTAGACAAGGAGTTAGTCAAAGAAATACTAACTTTATACAGGGTTATCAAAGTAACGCAGGTCAATTTGATGTAGGTGGACTTGGTAACGGTGCTTCTAACTCAGCAGTAGTATCTTGCTTGCAAGTCTTAGG